AATTGGGGATGATGTTGGATATTTTTTTGTTACAGATTCGGTTTCATTCAAAATTGCTTCTCTTGAAGTTAAATTCAATACCAACATTTCTCTTTGAGTTTCGCTTACCACATTTGCAATATTTGAAACGTATAGAGTATCACCTGATGCATAATCTATACCAGGATTTGATGGTGAATTTCCAGCAACTTTAAATAAAACTCTTTCGCCACCTCTTAATGGAAGACCTTGATACACTGATTGCCTTTCTCCGTCAGGAGTCATACAGTTTATATCGGCATTTTCTGAATTATTTGCTCCAGATACAACACCATTATCTACAATTACAATTGTTGCGGTGACAGTGGGTGAAAAAATATCTTCATAATAATCAACAGAAATCGTTCCTAATCTAACATCGATGGTCTTACCACCACCTCTTTTTTCAAGGATAAGGGATTCGTATATTGACCTATCGATTGCTGCCATTTATGATTATGCTAGTGCGAGATACTGAGTTTGTTCGATATATCTATTTAATCCACTTTGAGGAGAACTTTGGAAACTTGGTGTTCCACCTGACCTTTGTGCTGGTGCTGCCTGAGCAATTTGTGATTGATCTGGTATAGGAACAACAATCGTTTGTCCCTTTCTTTCTGTTGTAACCTGTGATGCTGACTGAACTGCTTGTGCTGGTTTTGCACTTGCAATTTGAACTTCTGGTGTTGTACTTGGCTTTGCAGCGGCAGTTTGTGGTGCAGCAGTTTTTCTTCCAATATCTAAAAGATTTAAATATGGTTTTGGATCAATAGGTCTTCCATTTGGGCGAACTTCATAATGCAAGTGTATGCCTCTTGATCCACCCGTATTTCCAATTTCACCAATCACTTGACCATTATAAGGTCCAAGTCTCACCATTATTTTGGCTAGGTGGGCAAAGTAATATTCAGTGTTGCCAGATTTAATTTTGACGAGATTTCCATAACCACCACCATCACCAGCAAAAGTTACTGTTCCAGATCCTTTAAATCCAACTAACCAACCAGTTTGCCCACTTGTATGAATATCAATACCTGCATGACTTCTTGTTGGTTCTCTATATGCACCAAACCCCTGTCCAGGTGTTAATGCAACTGTTCTATTACCACCCTGTGAGATTTTAACAGTATCTACCACACGGGATCCTTTTGCTGGTGTAATAGGAGTTGGAGTTGCTGTCCCAGATGGTGTAGATGGTTTTGCTTTTTGATACTCTTTCCAAATTTTGTTACCGTGCATCGCGCCTGTTGTACCAAGTGCATCTGGAGTTGTTAAGTTCTCAAAACTTCCAGATATGTGTGCAGCACCAAATCTCTTAACTAAAAATTCAAGAGAAGCATCTGGATATTTTCTTTTAATTTGTGTTAAGGTATTAGTTGCATGTTGTGCAAATAGAGCATCTTGATCTTTTGGTGGGAAATATTTTAATAATTTTCTTGCTGCATTTCGATCAGATCCATTAGCTCTTTTTAAAAGATCCTCTGCTATTGCTTCTTCACCCATCGCTTTTGCATTTTTGCGAATAACTGCCGTAGTATCAGATCTATAAGTCATAAATTGATATCTTCCTAGACCATGGCCACCACCTCTCACAGTGACACCAACTGAGTCATAATCTCCTTCTGCTGCACCAGTTGCAGTTGCAAGTCTACCAATATCAACACCATAGGCAGTTCCCATAGGACCTCCACTACCAGTGCCACCAGGAACTCCCTCAGGTGCTGCTGGTTCTGGTTTAGATTCTGGAATTTTTAGTTTATCAAATCCAAGATCAAGTGGTTGAGAAAGAAGATATATTGCATCATTAAAATCTTTTTCAATACCTAATATGCCAGTTTGAATAGTTGACATACTATTATCAATCAATTGTTGTTGATCAGTAAAATCAAACTTCATAAAGTTTTGGATAGTTCCACCTAGCAAACTACCAAATCCGGATAATATTGTCGTCACATTACCAACAAAAGATCTTAATACAACAAATAATTTACCCATCCTGTCTATCAGTTGTTCTCCAAGACGAATGATTACAGGAAGGTTATTGATTAACCACCCAACCATCAATGTTCCTATAAAGTCCAATATTCTACCAAGAAAACCTTTTGTACTTGATGCAATTACTTTTCCTTGCCTTCTAATTGCACCACTAATTCCAGATGCTTCAATTACATCTTCCCTTTCTCTTCTTCTAACCGCCTCTCTTCTTCTTTGAAAATTTGATACTGTGAGTTTTATTGCCTGTTGCTTTTGTCTATTACTGTTTACTAATGCAGTATTAATATTCACAGCACTCTTTTGAGTACTATTAATACTTTTCCTAAAAGTCATAACAGACTTTTTAATCTTATCAACACCTAATGATGATTTTATTAATGTGCTTTGAAGTTTTTCTGCCATTTTACATCATCGGGACATTGTAGACTGAATGTGAAAATGTAAGATAAATGTTGTTTGAATTTTCAGGATCTATGACTGGCATTGGATTTGTGTTCTCACCAGTCACAGTTGATCTTTGTTTTCCGGCAGTAGATCTAGTTCCTCCACCCATAGGCATAGGAATAATTGTTGGTTTTGGTTCTGGTAAAGGACCAACACTTTCTACCTTCATTGCAACTTCTTGCTTAATTGGGAATACTTGTGCCTGTGGTATGTTGGCAGTTAATCCTTTTGCAATTTCAAGACCTTCTACTCCAACTTTTCCTGCAAGTTCTGATGCAGATTGAACTAGTTGCTCTACATTTATAGTTCCATATTGTGGTGGTTGTTTAAAATCTTGTTCGGATGCCTGTGATATTAAATCCGCTCCTGATGTCTGCTTTTGATCACCCATCGGGTTTTCAGAATTAAAGGCAATATCAGTTACTTTACTCTGAATTGGTTGAGAACTGGTGGCACCAAAATCAGATCCAAACATTTCTGTGGTCTTATTGAAAAAATTTCCAAGAGCATTCTTTGCTGGATCATAAGCATCTTTAACAAAATCTGTTAATGGTTTATATGCAAGACCTGCACCAACGAGTGCTGCTGGTAATTTTAATGGAGGTGGCGCAATTTTTGAAAGGGCATTTCCCACACCCCCAGAACCAAGAGCGCCAAGAACATTGCCTGTGATTGCTTTACCAGGATCTTCACCCTGACTAATATCATAAGCACCACCGATTCCTCCAACAGTAAGAGGACCTAGTAAACTTGTTAATGAAAATCTATTAGTACCTTTGTTACCAACCTGTTGTGATGCTTCACCAGTTGTTCTTGGTGGTGTTTTAGGTGGTTCTTTATATCCTGCTGGTGGTGGGTTTCCTCCACCAGGTTTAGAAAATCCTGGAAGAACATCTTGTATTTTTGGTATAAGTTTATTTGCCGCATCTTTAACTCCATTCAATAAGGCTTGAACAGGTTTTAAAAACGCACCAACAGCGACAGCAGTTGTGATTCTTGCCGCAACTCGTGACATTGTATTGAATACCGCAGTTAGACCAAATCTAATTCCTGCGTATATACCACCGATGATACCAAGATTTTTTAGAACATTATCTCTAATTTCTGTTAATCTTTTCTTATTTCCTTCACCAAGCGCCTTGATTGTTTCTAATCCTTGATTCAGTAACCAACCACCCAAAAGAGTGGTGAAGAATTGCATTAAGCGAGAAAGTGTGAATGATGTCTTCGCTGCAATCTTTTGAACAGGATAAACTAACGCAGCCTGTATTTTTCTTTCAATTATACTTTCTTTACCTTCTCTTAACTGCTGCTCCGCAAGTCTTCTTTCTTGATCTTGTGCCTGCGCCTCTTTTCTTCTTTCTAGTAATGAATTTTGAGTTATGTTCCCATAAACATTCTGCATCGCAGCGTTTAAAGAATTAACTTGCTGCGTGAGTGATGTAAGTTGTTCCGAAACTGTGTTTAATGCTAACGAGTTTCTTTGAATTAATGATGTTGTGACTGGATCTGGTTGAGAAACCGCAGGAGGAGGTGTTGCCCTAACGAAAGCATCACTAGACACTGTTCTTCTAGCGACTCTTAATCCTCCCGATAGTGGCGATTTAATCTCAGCCATTTACCCCTGCTGCTGCTTTAAATTTTCCTCTTCAACATATTGTTTAAGAAGAGAAAGGTAAATTTCTCTCTCCCAAGGCATCATATTCTCTAACTCTGTCAAACTATATTTATGGTGCTGCACCATAGCAAAATTAACCTTATAGTATGACTCAAGATCCTCGTGAGCCATACCTATCCGAAAAAAGATGTGAGTCCCTCCAACACAACTTCACTTTCAACACCAGTCTTTGGATTATTAACTGTAAATTTATGAGATAGTTTAGGCATCGTATCAAAGAACTTTTCAATTTCTTTAAACTGTTTAGAACTTAATTGCTCAATAAATTCGTGAAGTTCTTTTTTGGTACAGTCTGATGAAGCCCAAGATTCTTCTTCAGAGTAAACTTGTTCAATACAAGATGCAATCAAGTCGAAAGTTTCAGTTACGCCAATTTCATTTCCAGAAGCAAAATTGCTCTTAATAAATTCATCCATCGATGGATACTTCATTCTTAAAATTAGATTATCATCAAGTCTGATATCTCTTGTATGATCTTCACCAACTTGGACTTTAATGTCGTCGAGATTAATTAATACTGGAACTTGTGTAAGATTGTCATCTGGACAAGTAATTAAAATTTCAACATCTTCCCCAACAGATTTTCCACGAATATTGAGGAACAGATATTCGATATCAAATGTTGAGAGTTCTTCTACTTTTACACCTCTTGTCAAAATACAAGCGGAAATTACATCTTTAACGGCATTTGCAATTTGCTTACTATCCTCACTTTCCATTGCAATAATTAAAACCTTTTCTTCCTTAACTAGAAAAGGTCTAAACTTGATTGTCTTCTTAGAAGAAGGAATTTCCAACTCATAGGTTGGTGTGGAAATTTTAGGTAAAGGCATAATAATCCTTACAAATCAGATAAGAATATTTAGAGGAGTCTTTTGAACTTATAATAAACTGTCTCTCAATTGTCCAGTAACTATTGCCTCTCCTGTTGGAGTACCAAAAGGTCTGAATCTAACACCACCAGCACCAGCAGCACCAGGTGAAACTGGAACATAAACTGGTCTATTATTTTGAGTTTCATTTAAGAAACTTGTATCCGAAACTAAATTATTATCTTCTCTTCTATTAACATCTATACTATATGTTCTGCCGCAAACATATCTTTCATAACTAAAAGATGCACTTGCCTTTAAAATAGATGAATTATCATATGAAATGGCAGTTGAATTCAAAGTAAGTGGAAACAGTCCATAGAAAGTATATTCAATGTACTTACTATAATCTCTATCAAATTTTATAATTCTAGTAGAATTGCACTTATAATCATCCGGATACATCATTCTAAAATGATAACCTTCTTTGTATGGAAGTTCTCCGGATCCACTGGAAATAAACTCCATCCAGTGTTCTAAGAATTTTATGGTTTTATATGAACTATCAACATAAAACTCAAAATCTATTTGAGTAAAGGTTCTGGTATGTGCCATTTTTTCTGCAACACCAGTATAGTTACCGACAATATCTGCGGTTGCAAAAGAACTTCCTGGAAGTGAAGCAGAGTTACACAACAATCCAACCGAATCTCCAATGAATCGATAATCAATTCCTCTTCTGAGAAGGTAGGATCTTAGTTGTCCAGATAAACCACCAAAAATTACTTGATAATGAGAAGTCTGAGCAAGATTTGTAAATAATGGTTTAAATTGTGATATTCTTCTTGGTCTTGGTGCAGGCACTCTAAATACCTATTATGAGTATTTTAGTTATTTAGATGTCATATAAGGGAAAATACAAACCATCATACCCTCAAAAATATAAAGGAGATCCCACAAACATCGTATATCGTTCATTGTGGGAACGCAAATTTATGGTGTATTGTGATTTGAATGAAAATGTTCTGGAATGGGCATCAGAAGAAAAGTGTGTAGTTTATAGATCTCCTATTGACGGAAAACCTCACAGATATTTTCCTGATTTTATCATAAAGGTTAAAGAAGAGAACGGATCAATCAAAAAATATGTGATTGAGATTAAACCAAAAAGACAAACACTTCCTCCACCAAAACCTAAAAGACAAACAAAAGGATATATTGCAGAAGCATATGAGTATGCTAAAAATCAAGCAAAGTGGGAAGCAGCAAAAGAATGGTGTGCTGATCGTGGTTATGAATTTAAAGTTCTAACGGAGAACGAGTTAGGTATCAAGTAATGGCAGAAAAGAGAGAAACTCTACTCCAGTCACAAAAAAGAAAACTTGCTGAACAAAGAGCGGCAAAAAAACCAACAGATACGGATACTAATCGTAACAGAGTTCGTTCTGTACTTGATGGTATTACTGGAAAAGAAAGCGGTGATGATTTAATGCTTGAACTTTTAGAAGTTGTTCAAGAAACTGGAAAAGTTCCAAGTCCTGGTAAGTTTTATATCTTTGTTTATAATGCCAAGACCCCAAATATAAGATACGATCAAAATCCTCTTGTTGCCGTAACTGATGTGTTTCAATGGGGATTCAAGGGTTTAAATATGCATTGGGGCGAAACTCGCCAATATACCTGGAATGAGGTGGCAGGATCATTATATGAGGTATATCCATC